TCAACAACTGCAAAACCCTCATAATCCAAAATACTCCATTTTATATCCCCACCTTCTCCGGGTGGGGCTTTGAGTTTTTTGGTGTCTTAGTTCCAAGCGCTTCGGCAATCAATTGAAATGCCTTATCGAATCCTATCTCCGTAACCCAGTCGCTCACGTCATTGATTGTGAAATCAACCTCCTGACCCCTGGAATCACAGTAGTTTTTAGCTCCAGCAAAAAAGAATTGAGATAGCAATTTTACTTTAGCCCCCCTGCCCGAAAGTTTTGATATCAGTTCATCAAGATCTAATCCTGTCATTTCCTCAAGAACCCCGAAAGCCATGAAGTTGAAATGAAACCCTCGTTTCTTTCCTTCAATTTCGAATTCAAATACGCCGCGCATTATGTAGTGGTTCCAAGTAATAGCTCACCATCGCCCTCGTAAGTCAAGTTATAGGTGGCCGCTAAATTCAGTGGACCAGCAACATTGAACTGATTCAATAAGGCGTAGCCCATGAAATAAGATTTTCCTGCCGCTTCATTTCCAGAAGTGTCGGTAATAGCCATTTTAATTCCAACTCGCGTGCCGTTCTTATGTGCAGCATATAGTGCCTGTGGCCCAAGCGTTGAAGCAAAATCCCACTTTCCAGAACAGGTAATTGTCCACGACTGAGATCCTGAAAGAACCTGCCTGGCTCCATTGTTATCCTTACACGTTGTGTCAATCGTCTCTTTTGCAGAACTTAGTTCACAGTTGTCAGTACATCCTATTGCTACGTTGTCGATGAACACAAGTAGCTGATTTCCGTTAATTATTGCCATTGTTATGTTTTTGGTTTAAAAAATTCTGTTCTCATTTTTTTTCTTGGTGGGTATTCACCCATATATTTTTCTGCCTTTCCTTCACCTATTAATTTCTCAGCCGGGCCCTTGGAGTAATTCAATATCGTTCCAATTGCATAGTCTGCATGAGGTGTTTTCTGCCTCCTATGTAGCCTGATTCTCATACACCGGAGCGGCAAAAAATATTGTTTTCGCGTAGCACTTATAATCTTCCACATAGTCAGCGTCTACCATATCAGTATTTCTGATCCTGTCCGTGAATGTGACTCCATTAATAGGTGAAGAAATGTTTGCATCTTCCAGCGCATCGATGATGGCTTCTGCAATGTCACCGGCTTGGTCGTAATCTTCAGCGTATACCGTAACCTCATAGGTATAATTGAAAGTAGTCGGTCTTTGCCCCCTACACTCTTCAGGCGTTCTCCCGGACTGCCGAACATTTACGAAGGGATAAATTTCTCTTTGGGTGGCAATTACAGGATATACTTTAGCGGTAGTGCCAGCGGAATTGTTTTCAATGAGCGCCGCCGCCGTGGCGTTATTACTAATTATGTATGTAATTGCCTTAACCATTTTTCTTTATTATCCTTTTCATGAATGCCAGCGTCTTTTGCGCCAGAGCTACCCTTATTCTTTCAATCACCTGGCTATTCGTTTGCACAAATCCGGGCTCTACAAATGGAGTTTTTGAAACATACCCCCGATAAGCACCCGACTTATTAACCCGTGGATTCGTCCCAAACTCTAATAAATGCGCCACTCTTCCGCCAAATCTTCCGCGCCTAGGACCAACTATGACCTCTCCAATCATTGAAGACCTACTCATAGATGGCTTCGTAACTCCGATGGATTTTACTGTCTTACCACTTTTTGAAGGAGCCAATTGTTTAATTCTGTCAATCATCGGTTTTGCTGCATCAGCATGAGCGGCCTGCAATATCCTATGATTATACAGAGGTTTAAGCCCCTGCAATACCGAATCTATCTCTCGTTCTCCTGTCAATGTCAATTTTATCTTCATATATCAAAGGCTGAACTGAAGGCAAGGGGAGCGAATGCCCCACCTAAGGGACTCGGCTCTCCATCCAGTAAGTTTGCCATAACCTGCGTATACATTCCACGCTGTGGTGTGCTTACTACTGAAATTATTTCATACACCCTACCATCATACACCACTCGATTAACAGTTGTCAGATCAGTTCTATACGTTACAATGAATTCAGTTTTTTGGACGAACTTCAATTGTCCTCCAATTACATACTCATTACCAGGAAGCTCTTTAACTCGCGCGAAAACATCTGGATAACTCGTTACATTTTGCCACCCTGTTACCTTATCCTGGTTACTAGTTCCACGTGAAATAACTGGTTTAATAAAAGTTATCTCACGGTCAAGTTGCCCTCTGCGTATGTCTTTGGCTTGTAGCATACCTTTTCACCTTTATGTTTAAACTTTTCCCACGGCCAAATATTTACTTCACTCTTAAAGTCCATTGCCAGCATGCCGTCGTATTTCACGAGATCAGGAAATATTTTAGCCTTCGTCATGCTGTATAGCATGTTATCGTCAAGAGATTTATTTAATCCTGCCGGATATAATTCACCATTGAACTGTTCAACTGTATTCCTATGAATCATTTTAGCGATTCCAAGCAATGAATAATCGTAAGAAACTTCACGGGCCTCATGCGTGTAGAAATTTACATACGTGACCCTATTTATTCCGAACAATTGCGTTTTTCTTTCAATGAACTGATCATAATAATTATCCAAAAGCTCAGTCTCTATAATGTCATCAGAGTTCATCATCATTAGATAGTCGTACTCTAACTTTAATGTTGACTTTATGCCTGAGTTTATCTTTTTTCCGAGTGGTAAATTGTTCTCAAAAATCCAATCGAAACCATACTCTTCACAAATAGGAATAAACTCCGTCTCGCTGAGTACACACGTTACATCGATTTCATGCTTCGAACTCGCTATAAGTCTTAACATTCCATCGAAGCAGAATTTTGTAACTTCTGGCCTCTTCCACAACGGCATGACTACTCTTATCTTCAAAAATTATATAGTTTATAAGAGTGAATCATATCGATTATGAAATTAGGCAACTTATTTGCAACACTTCCGATTACGTACTGCCCCCTATGCTCGTGCATGTCAGTCATTAAAACTTTCATAGCATGTTTCATAGGAGCAGGAACAGCCGCTTGTTGCGTTGTCTCCGTAGCTGATGAAGAGTACCCAGAGGTAAAGACTATCTCAATTGGGTTAGGCCTTCCTTGCTGAAGTGTTGGCCCGGTGAAGTCATGAATAAATTCAAGTTCTCCAGGTTCATCCACCGTGCTTACAAAATAGTTGCTCGCAGCCAATGTTGTTAGTGTGCCTGCGTCATTATAATATTTCAAAGAACTAACTCCTAATAGCGGAGCGTAAGGCAAATAAAATTCACGACACCATCTATCTGTATAAGCCGTCCATGTTTGGATCATGAGTGAGCGGTTAAGATACCGCTCCACCATGATCCTGGAAGTCTTAATTAGTGAGTTGATGTAATCATCTTGCCCGTTAATTATCAAATGCGTTTGTGCTTCTGCTAATGTCACTGGCTCAAATGACGGTGCCGTTAATATGGAAGCTGTTAGCATTAAGTAGCTGAAACTCTCATATATTTCACTGGATGCGTTCCGGCATCGAGCAAATCGGTATCAAATCTCCAGAATGCACAAAGCGCAATTTCATCAGTATCACCAAATCTTTCAACAAGGCGCACAAGACGCATGTTGTTAACATATCTCAGTATGAATTTTTTGAAGTCTCCGAACAAAGCAATTTTTGCGCTATCATTTGCTGAAGCAGATCCGCTTGTGAATGTTGCCATGTCATCGTTAATGATATACTCATACCCCAAAATATTAGCCGGAGCGCCATCACGGAAAGAAGGAACCCACAACGGGAATCCTACTGTAGCCGCAAGAGATACGCGTTTTACTTCCTTCAATACCGAATCGTTAAACATCCATTTCGCATTCCTGCGACGATATGCAGAGCCCACCTCATGTTCGAGATTTAAGAAGTCGTTAACAGACAAAACAGTATCGTTTTCTGTATTGTTTCCATGAGATGCGGCAACAACAATACCCTTTGGTTTGCTTGAACCATCTGCAAGAGTTCCATAATAGTTAATACCACGGCCCATGCGTTCTGTCAAGAACTCTTTTACAATACCAACCATGTCAAAGGCGGAGTCTTCCACAATTTCAGATGAAAGTCTCAACATACCAGAGGTTATTTTGTACGCCTCAAATTGTTGATTAGCATCAGTAATTTTTACAGCGCTTGTTTCTGCGTTAACAGCCTCACCTATCAAATAGGCCCGGTTCATTGTGTCGTCTACTTTTGGCCAGTCAACAGTATTTCCGGATGTTGTTCTCCAGATTCTAGCCGCTTGCTGAATGCCTCCATAATCGAGTAACGCAATTTCAAGTTCTTTTTGAAATCCTTGCGGAATGGTATATCCGCCAGAACCATCAGTTGTTGATTGTTGTGCGGCCCTGGTAAGTCCTAATTTCTCGTACTCACGAGCGATAAAATCTTTATCATCTTTTTCAGCCTTTGCTTTGGTGAACATTCCGCGAGCTTCTTCAGAAATAACACCCTTCAGATAATATTCTTTCAGGGCGATGTTCAAAATTTCGCGCTGCTTCTCTGGTGATGGATCACCTTTTTTCAAAGTCTTTTCAACTTCGTGCTGCTCTTCAGATTCGAGTACTTCTTTCTTTTCGAAGTCTTCAGCGGCTTTTGCACGCGCCATTATTGAATCATATTCTTTGTTCCACTCGTCAAACTTTGTGTCGTCTTCGGGTGTTGTGGTTTCTTTCGCATACAGATCTTTTATATTTCTATACAGGGCTTCTGCTTTCTTTTTGAGTTCGTGACTTTTTGCCATTTTTTAAATTAAATTAAGTTCGTGTTTCATTATTGTGAGTCTCATTCCGAGTTTCTTCTTTGTAGTTTCAATTTTTTCAACTTGCTTATCGGTAACCTTGCCTTGTACATTATCAAGCACCTGTTGAATAGTCATTAACCTAATATCTCGCATACTCACGTCTTCCGGCATGAATTGCATTAAGTAACCTAGCGCCGCCTCTGTGTGATTTGCTAATGATCTACCAACAGCCTCAGGGTTGGATGGTATATTTACTATTGAAAATTCTAAAAGCTCCTGTCCGGCAAAATGGTAAACCTGATCTGTTACATTTCCTTTGTCGTCAACAGTTTTTTTCATTTCACCATTTCCAACTTCAAGAAAACCTACTGAGGTAGCTCTTAGTGTTCCGTTTAAAACTTTTCTGAAAATTTTTTCAGCCTGTGGATTAATATCTTTTGTCTCGAATATTACCTCTCCAATTAAAAGATCTTTTTCTAAGAAAGCCCTACCAGGGCCAAGCACATCATCAGGATTTGCTGCGTTGCACATGTTCCCGCCGTAAACATTATGCTGATAACCTACAATTGGGTTACGATTGAAGTTCTCTAGCTGCCAGCCTTTCATGTTTAAAACGCTGTCGTGACGATCACGAGCTGAAGATGAAATTATAAACTCTACAGTCCTCGTTTCTTCAGCCTTAGCCCTGCAAAATTCTCTTATATTTCCAAAAGCAAATTTTTTCATGCAGCTTGTTCTTGTTTTTGTGCTTCTTGTTTTTGCCCCAATTGATCCACTGGCAACATTGTCGAATTCATAAAGAATTTATTAATCGCCTCTGTTCCATCCATTTCCCAACCTTCTTGTTCTCTCGCCTCCGTTGGTCTTAATATTCCAAACTGAACGGCAGACCCATAAACCTCATACCTAGTTTTAATGTCTCCCTTAATTAAATCATCGAGGTTAAATTGAGTCATGTATTTACCACGCTCTTCTTCAAAGAAAAGTTTCCTGTTAAGTTCTTGCTGAAATCTTTCAGCCCACGGTACAGCTACATCTTTCGCAAATGCACGGTCCTGTGCTTCAATATTGGAGTAGTTTGCTTTTTCAAGATCTCCAATTTTATGTGGAGGGACTCTGAACCATCCGGCAATTTCGGATCGGTCAAACTTTTTTGTTTCAAGGAATTGCGCATCATTTTGTGGTATTGTTAACTGTTGGTACTTAACGCCCTCTTCCAGAACGATAGTTTTAAATCTGTTCTTCGCTAACTCATTTTCTTTGTTGAAAGATTCTTTAAGATTTTTCGTTTCTTTTTGGCCCATCGTTCCGGGTGTCATCAGAATTCCAGAAGCCTTTGCGCCATTGGAATAAAATGCTCCTTCATGTTGTTGTTTAGCTATAGAGTTGGCTAAACTTTCGCGCTGCATTGTTGCTGTGCTAAATCCTACAAGGCCATTGGCCCCAAGATTTTTCAAATGAATCATATCATCGGACATGATTATCTCTACATCTCCATCATGGCTCCACTCGTAATATAATTTACCACGATTTGTAAGTTTAGGGGTTACCTCATATTCTGGAAGCAATTTCAATTCTATGGCGTTGGCAAACCTATCGCGGACGATTTTTGAATAGCCATTTCCCCAAGATGTAGCCCAAACTAGCATTCCCTGAATCCATTCAAATCTGTTATAGTGTGGTGATGGTTCCGCGTGTAATAGCCAATAATTTGGATGTGACGTATTTGCCCGTGTGGTCTTTCCGATCTTCTCAACTACCTCCAAATCCATTTGCGCCATAGTTTCTCCGATGACTT